AGACTCACCGGCTCAACCCCGCCGAGGCCGAACGCGAGCTCGCAACCATGGGTGCCGTCCTCGAAACGCTCAACCGTCTCCGCAGCGAGAGACGATCGCCACAGGGAACCGCCTACGAGGCGATAGGGAGCCCGTCAGGACACAGGAAGGCTTCGGCGAAGGAAACGACGCCCCAGGAAATGATCACCCCAACAGACGGCGCTCTGGCGGCTTCGCCATCCGACGCGGGCAACCCCGTTGACAACCGCAACCAACGCGCGTAACCATGACTACAACTTGGACGTGTCGAAACAAATCAGAGCGTTTCAAATGCCCAAAGGTGGCCGGCGAGAAGGCTCCGGACGCAAGAAGGGCGTAGCGACCAAAAAGACCGAGGAAGTCCGTAACAGAGCGGCGGCAGAGGGAATTACGCCGTTGGAAGTCATGATAAAAATCATGCGCGAGCGTAACGTGCGAGGTGACGAGCCTGGAACACTCGAGGCCGCCAACATGGCCGCCCCCTACATGCACCCACGCCTCTCCGCCCAGCAGCTCGAGCACTCCGGCTCCGTCGCCTCCGGCGGCATCGACCGCCCGCCGCCGCAGACCCGCGACGAGTGGCTCGCCGCCAAACGCGCCGAGCTCCTCGCCGGCGCCGCAACCCANGGGAACGCCGACTGATGGCCCTGGTCCCACGCAAGTTCCGACCGTGCCATGACATCACCCCCTACGAGCTTGCCCAGGTCGTCCAGCTCATCCTCGCGATCAGAGCCGCCGGCGACGTGCTCTACCTCACCGAGGATCGCATGCGCGAGATGGAGCCCAGCGTCGCTCGCCACTTCTGGCCGAACCATAGTCGCGGCGAGAACGTCGCGTGAGCGTCGCGATGCGCAGCGAGGCGGACATCATCGCTGCTCATCCGTGGTATGCCGCCGTCAAGGGTAAGCTTCGCGCCGATATCGAGCTCATCTTGCGCGGCGAGATGATCGCGACGCCACAGCGCTGGTATCGTTGCGATATCTGCGGCTCGATCACGACATCATCGCAGGCTCTCGGCTCGCATAGGCTCGTTCACCGCAAGGATGCGACGCTGTGACGTGGAGCCCACAGCTCGGGCCGCAAGAGCGCGCGATCAGCGCCGCGTGGTGCCCGGATCTGCTCTACGGCGGCGCCCGCGGCGGCGGCAAATCTGACTACCTGCTCGGCGACTACCTGCAGGACGTGCCGACCTACGGCAAGGCCTGGCAGGGCATCCTCTTCCGCCGAACCTATCCGGAATTGCTGCAGCTCATCCGCCGCGCCCGCGAGATGTTCCCCGCCACCGGCGCCCGGGAGCGCGACGAGGGCCGCGAGTGGCAGTGGCCCAATGGCGCCGCGCTCATCATGCGCTACGCGGAGCGCGAGGAGGATGTCAGCCGCTACCAGGGCCACGAATATGCCTGGATCGGCTGGGACGAGCTGACGCAGTGGCCGACGCTCGGCGCGCATCAGCGGATGAAGGCGACGCTCCGCCTCGCGCCGCCGACCAAGCGCGTCCGTGCTAGCGCCAACCCTGGCGGCCCCGGCCACCAGGCCGTCAAGGCGCGTTGGATCGATCCCGCGCCGACCGGCTACGAGCCGATTCGCGATGAGGCCACGGGCGAAGAGCGCATGTTCATCCCGGCGCGCGTCGGCGATAACCGCATCCTGCTCGACCGCGACCCGCAGTACATCAACCGGCTGCGCGGGGTGGGATCAGAGCAGTTGGTGCGCGCATGGCTGCTCGGAGATTGGAGCGTCATCGAGGGAGCGTATTTCGAATGCTGGCGACCGGACGTGCACATCGTGACGCCATTCGCCGTGCCCGCGCATTGGCTACGTTTCGTGTCGTTCGACTGGGGTTCGGCCGCGCCATTCTCCATCGGGTGGTGGTGCGTCTCGGACGGCAATCCGCTCCCGGATGGCAGGTTGTATCCACCCGGCGCGATCGTGCGCTACCGCGAATGGTACGGCGCGTCCGCCCCTAACGTCGGCGTCAAGATGACCGCCGAGGCCATCGCCGATGGCATCCTCCTGCGCGAGCGCGCAGGCGAGAAGATCGGCTACCGCATCGCCGATCCATCGTGCTGGAAAGTCGATGGCGGGCCCAGCGTCGCCGAACGCATGGCGGCGCGGAAGGTGATCTTCGCGCCGGCCGACAACTCCCGCGTCTCGGGCTGGGATCAAATCCGCGGCCGCCTCGTCGGCGACGACGCGCCGATGCTCTACGTGTTCGCAACATGCCGCGACCTCATCCGCACGCTGCCGGCGCTGCAGCACGATCCGAACAAGGCCGAGGATGTCGACACCGAGGGTGAGGATCACGCGCCCGACGACGCCCGCTACGCCTGCATGTCGCGGCCGTTCACGCACAAGGTGCCGGTCGTCGAGCCGATGCGCGGCCTCACCGAGATGACGCTCGACGAGGCATGGAAGCTGGCGCGGCCGCGCCGCAGCGAGAGGATTTGACGATGCGCCGTGTGATGCTCGCGATTGCCCTGTGGCTGGCCCCGTTCGACGTCTTCGCGCAAGTTCCCGGCGGCACCTTCGCGCAATCGTCTTCCGCCGAGGCGACGCACATCTTCAAGGCGACGCCCGGCGCTCTCTACTCGATCTACGCGACCAACCTCACCGCGACGGCGGGATTCCTGGTCGTGGTCTCGTCGGCGACGGTGCCGGCAGACGGCGCGGTCACGCCCATTGATTGCGTCGTTCTGCCGGCAAGTGGCTCCGCTTCCATCAGCTACATGACGAACACCACGCCGGCCTCGTACCTCACCGGCGTCGTCGCGATCTTGACCAGCGCCACGACGTGCTACACAAAGACCACCGGCGTCATCACCGGATTTATCCGGGCCAACGTGCAGTGATCGAGGCCACCGCATATTTAGCCGGTGACAGCGCCGTCAGCCGCGATGATTTCGGCAAGGACGATGCCGCCGTCCACGCGTTCTGGCTAGCCGAGGACAAGATCGCCGAGGACGCCGAGAAAAAGTGGATCAAGCGCGCCAAGATGATCGTCAAGCGCTACCGCGACGATCGCAGTGAGGCCGCGCGGGACAAGCACAAGTTCAACATCCTGTGGAGCAACGTGCAGACGTTGTTGCCGGCGCTTTACGGACGGCAGCCAAAGCCCGATGTCGAGCGTAAGTTCAAGGATCCGGACCCGCGGCACGGCCGGCTCGCCGCCACAGTGATGGAGCGCGCGCTCGAGGTGACGATCACGGCCGGCGGCTTCGATCAGGCGATGCGCGCGTGCGTGCTCGATCGGCTGCTCCCCGGCCGCGGCGTCATGCGGGTGGTCTACGAGCCGACCTACGGCGACGAGCTCCCCGAGGAGGAGATTGATGCGGAAGGAGACGCGGGAACTGCTGCGCAAGGTCAAGGCGCGCAACCAGGCGACGCGCAAGCTCGAGGCGGCGGCGCAGCCCAAGAAAGTGATGTCACCCAGGGGCCGGTCGCCGGCGAGGACGATCCCCTCCGCGAAGTCGTAGACGAGTGCGCCCGCGTTCAGTACGTGTTCTGGGAGGACTATCGCGAGTCGCCGGCCCGCACCTGGCCCGAAGTGACATGGCTGCGCTATCGCGCGTTCCTCACCCGCGACCAGTTGCGCAAGCGCTTCGGCCGCGGCAAGGCCGATAAGGTCGAGCTCGACTTCACCCCGAAGGGCGCCGACAAGGACAAGAGCGATGCCGTCCCGGATGTCCTGAAAAAGGCCGAGATTTGGGAAATATGGGACCGCATCGAGAAGCGCGCCATCTGGCTCGCGCCGTCGACGCAGGGGCTCATCCTCGACAAACAGGATGATCCGCTCGGTTTGCCGGAGTTCTTCCCCTCGCCCGACCCGCTGCTCGCCACGACGACGACGGATCAGCGCATTCCGGTGCCCGATTACGTCGAGTACCAGGATCAGGCGATCGAGCTCGACACGCTGACCGGCCGCATCGACAAGCTTGAGCGCGCGCTCAAGGTAGTGGGCGTCTATCCCGGCTCGGAGAAGTCCACGCTCTCGACGATCTTCGATGACGACAAGCAAAACGTGCTCGTGCCGGTCGAGGATTGGGTGGCCTTCACGGCCGACAAGGGCGGCCTCGATAAGATGATCCAGTGGTTGCCGATTCAGCAGGTCGCCGCCGTGCTGATGCAGCTCTACGAGGCGCGCGACAAGGCGAAACAGGTCATCTACGAGATCACCGGGATCGCCGACATCATCCGCGGTGCGACGAGCCCATCGGAGACGGCGACGGCGCAGCAGATCAAGTCGCAGTTCGCGACGCTGCGGCTGAGCGATCATCAAAAAGCCGTAGCGCGGCTCGCTCGCGACGTGATCCGCCTGCTCGCTGGGCTCATCGCCAAGCACTTCGACAACCGCACGCTCTCGGCGATGACCGGCTATCCGCGGCTCGTGCAGGTGCCGCCGCTGCTGCCGATGCCGGCGCAGCCACCACTGCGGTTC